TGTCGTTCCAATAGATGTTTTTGAACACATAGGCACTGGCTGCGCCTGTGCTCAACAGTGTGCCTGTTCTTTCTGAAATGGTCAAACAATAGGTCATTCTTTTGTTGTTGTTGCTCATCACTGCATCTGTGATAATGCCGCCTGTGACTGCGGTGCCATATATCACAGGTATCTTGGTGTCTGATGCAGGAGGTATCTGTAATCTAACTCCACCATCAATGTTTTCATTTTTGGGTGCATTGTCTTTGAGTGCGTTGCGTCTTAATCTGTTCAACAGATAACCCAACACAGCAGTCTTCACTAAGGCTTTGCCTGTGTCGTCTCCAATAATTTTTTTACCAATATCTAATATGCCTGATAGGAAACTCATCTGTCTGCTCCAAAGTTATAATTGGATTTGGCCAATGCTGGCACTCTATCAAAACATTGATCTGTGGCGTATAAGGCTTTTTGATCAATGGGATTGGTTCTACGACCTGTGATTTTGTTTTCCAATTGTTCCACCACTGAAGTGGCAGTGAGTGTGCAGGTAATGGTGCCTGTGCTGTTGCCCATATCCAAATCATCAGTGATATCAAAATTATTCACTATGCCCACAAATTTAATCACAGGATTGCCTGCGATGGCACTGATTAACACACCAGTGGTGCTGTCAAATATGGCTCTTAACACTGTGATGTCACTGCCAACCAATTTGTTGTTTAATATGGCACTCACATTGGTGGATGGAATACCTGAAATAGCAATGGTGAGATCTTGTGGTGCGGCTCTCAAACTGGTGTTGGTGTCTGACACGCTCAACAGTTGTCCCAACCCACTATAACTGACTGAATTCAATGTGATGGTTCTGTGATAGTCGCTAAAGGTAAGTGTGTCGTAGCCAGGTATTACCAATTTCACAAACAGATTGGTTTGAATGCTCTTGTAGGCTGAAAGATTCAAAGCCATTAGATAGCCTCCGAAAAAACAAAATCACCGCTCCACCCAATTACATCTTGAGCTATAAATTGATAGTTGGGAAACTCCACGCAATACACCTGCCAAGTCACTGCTGGTCCCACCAACAGTGTGTATGAACCTGCTGACTCTCTAATAGGTCTATGTGTGGTTATAGTGCTGGATCCCACACTCACATCAGCAGCCACTGAATACACTTTGCCACCTGCTCCCAATTGAATAAAATCTCCTGCTTTGAATTTAAAAGCACCAGATGTGCCACCGCCACCAGACGATATGGTCAATGTGTTGCCACTGCTGAAACTTACCACTATGTTGGCAGTGTTTGAAAATCCACCTTGATATTTGGTCATCCATTCGTGACCACTTTTGTTAATCTGAAAACTGCCTTCTGTGACTCTGTCCAATGTTTCAACTTTTTCAATTAAATTTCTATAATTGCTCCAACGTAATCCGTCAGGCAATCTCACTCTGAATTCCCACACTTGACTGCCGGTGCTGGTAACTCTTATGGTGCCATCTCTGGCTTGTGTGGTGCTGACTTTTTTCTTTTTGTTGATGCTGATGCTTTCTGCATTGTCTATGATGGTTTGAAAACTCATTGGTTATCTCCTTGTGCCAGGCACACTTCTGCGTCCCTGTTCTGTTAGTGCATATATGAATGATGGGTCCTGTGCTATCATTTGTTTGAAACTCATTGCATCCACAGCATTGATATTGTAAGTGACTGTGCCACCGCCCAATTGATTGTTGGGAGTGACCATTCTGCCTGCGGCACCCGATATAATTTCTGGTCCACGCTCCCCTACCAAAGTTGGTCCATTTGGCATCACTCCACCATCTGCTCTACCAAGTATTGTGTCCAGAATACTACCTCCAGCTTTGTTGCCTATGCTCATAATGCTGGCCACAATTTGCTGTATCTGACTTCTTAATATGGTGTTGATCATATCAGCTATTAATGATTTGAAACTTAATTTGCCAGTTTGAACAAATTTTAATATGGCATCTTCCATACCTTTGGTGGCTGTCTGAAACAATGCTCTGGCTTGATTGGCAGCATTGGCAGCGGCATCTCTGTAATTTTTAAATGACTCTTCGTATGCTTTGGCAAAATCTTCTTCTGCTTCTTGTCTTTTTTCAATTTCACTGGTGATATCTTTAATTTTTTCTTCAACCAATTTTTTATTACTTGCAATTTCTTTTGCAATCTCAGCTTGTTTGTCTGAAGAAGCACCTTTTGATAAATCTTTTAATTTTTGTTCTATGGCCAATCCTTTTTCTTTGAGATCCGTAATGGCTTTTTGTAAATCTTTTTCTTTGTCGCTTAACCCTATCAGAGCAGTTTCATTTTGTATCTGTCTTATTTGTTGATCTGCTTGTTCTCTTAAAGCGTCTTTCAATTTTTGAACATCCAAAAACATTTTTTCAAAAGCATTATTTTCACCCAATGTTTTGGTTTTCTTATTGAGATCTTCCACAGCATCTGCAGTGCCATTCAATCTTTTTCTGATGTCATCAAAACTTTCAAATCCAATGGCAGCGCCTGCTCCCAACAGACCCAATCCTTGTAATAATTTTCCAATATTCTTTATGCCTGATGCTACCAATCCCAAACCTGTTCTAGCCAATATAGCTGCCAATACCAATGATACAATTTCACCAAATGTGATAAACCCATTGGTCATTTCTTTCACACCCTTATTGATATCTTTAAACAGATCGATCATTGCCACAAAACCATCCAGCAACGGTTGTATCACTTTTAAAAATACTATTTGAATTTGTTGTAATGATTTGTTAAATGCTTGAGTGGCTTTTTCAGCAGACGCTATGGATTCTGCCATTTCTTTTGATTTTTGACCACCTTCTGTGAATGTTTTAACAAAATTGGCATCCACATTCACACCCTTGAATGATTTGCCTAAAATTTCTTGAGCTATGGCCAATCTTTGTGACTCATCTGTGACACCAGCTAATTTTTCTGCCACCAATTGAAATAACTGTTCTGGATTTCTACTTTTGATATCTTCTAATGATATGCCCAACTTGTTGAATGAGCCTAATGTCTTGTCATTGCCTTCACGCAGGTCTTCCAATGTGAGAGCAAATTTACTCAATGCTTGTGAAGCTGACTCTGAACTGCCACCACCATTGATGAATGCTTCGTTTAATGCGGCAATACGCTCCACACTGAATCCTGTGGCGTCTGACAGATCTTGCATTTGATCGCCCAACGATATGGCACTTTTACCAAATGCTACCAGTGCTCCTATTCCCAGCAGTCTTGTGAGTTTGCCCACATTGGTGTTTAATAAATTAAAACTTTTATTGGCTGTGGCATTGTTGCTTTCCACATTTCTACCAAAATTATTTGTGGCCTGTTCTGCTTGTTTAAGACCATCAATAAATGGTTTGGTATCTAAAATTAAACTTACTTTGATATTTTTAGCCACGGTTGATCCTTTCTACAGCATTGGGTATTAGTTCATTTTCCATTTTTTCAATGGTGGGTTCGCTCATACCGTTGGGTGCCTGACGACTGCTACCTTCATCCAATGCACCAGCATAATCATAATTAGCTTTGATTTCGTTGCCCACCAATATGGTATTTCTTTGAGCATAACCATTTCTTTTGGGAGTAATATCTTTAAAATATTTGTGAGCTTCACGCATCACTTGACGCATTTCTTTGCGAGTGCTATTGATTAAATTTTTTAAATCTTTGTTATCAATTTTTATTTTCATTTTCTTTTACACTCTTCCACATTGTCATCAACTCCTCCTGCGACACAGTAGGAGTGGGTGCTGTTAAATTCGTTTTGCCATTTGCTTTTTGATGCAGATAATTTTCATATTCTACACCAATTTGAGCTATCCATATGTCTATGGACTGGCCTTTGCTTAATAACTCACTGGGCATAACCCCGTATCTTTTACCCACGTAATCCAAAGTCAGCCAAATATTTAACCAGGAATCGATGTGGTTGAAATTGGCTTTTGGTGCTTTCCCAACTTAATCACCACAGTTTGAATGGCTTTGATTAATACATCTGTGGGCAGTATCATACCATCTTTCACTATGGGCTCACCAGACTCATCCAATATTAATGTGTTAATCAGATCAGTCAATTTGTTAATGTCTTTGGTGTCCAGTGTGGCCAACTTGATAAATGTTTCCATATTCTGACGATCATACACATAAAACTCCAAAGCGTCACCATAGGTGTCGCGAATTTCTTGATCGTCTAATACTATTTTGATTAATTGTGGCTTGGCTGCCAGTTGTGATAGTTTCATTGCTGTTTATCTTCCTCTCTGTTGATCAGTTTGTTTAACACCAATAGACTGAAACCCAATCTGTTGGTGGCCTTGGTCAAGTCTGCCTGAGCACACTTAATTTCATTCTTCGTTTTGGCAATTTCTGCCAGCAAACTTTGAATCAATTCTCTGCGTGTTCTTTGCTCTAATACATCCATTGATCTGTGTAATATTTAGTATTGTTTTTAGAAATAGGGGATATAACTCCCCTATTCTAAATTTTGCAATTATTCTGTAGCTGATACCGTGTATTCGCCTGTCACACTAATTGTAACCGGTGATACCCATACTGGTGAATCAGCAGACACAGTAGGTGCTAGACCTGTGATGTATCCTTGACCTTTGATGAATCTGTCTGTAGCTCCATCTTCTGTCATTTTTAAACTGAAAGTCACCAACATCTTGTTGCGGCTCAATCCCAAAATACCATTAGCTGCCACTGTGTCAGAAGTTGTTGCTGCGACAGTAGTTCCAAAGAATGTGTCTTTGTCCAAGACCAAATTCATTGAAATGGAATTTGTAGAAGTTGTGGCCACTTGTTTTTTAGCAGTTGCGTCCAATTGTGACCAAGTAAAAACGTCGTTGGCGGCGTTGATAGTCACATCTTGTAATGCTGGCACAGTAAGAGGCGAACCTCCTAATGTAAGTGTGCCTTCAGCAATGCCTGAATCAAGTTTTAAAACTACCTGACGAGTGGCAACGCCTGGGGCGGGGTGCATGTAAGCCATTGTGTGGTCTCCTTATGTTATTATTTTGTTAAAACGTAATACCAATTCTGTTACCAATAAATCACCATCATATCCAGTGCTCACATCTAACTCTCTGCGAAAAATATTCTCCACAGTGGTTATATTGCGTGCGGCTTTCAAATCGGTAACCACAGTATCATAATTGGCAGGTAATAATTTACTATCGCAGGAAAAATAAATGGTCACTGACATTTGTTCATTGATCACATTCGAAGCATTTAAAGTTTCTAAAATGGGTAAGGATTCAATTTGTTCCTCATCCACATAAATCTTTTTGGGATTTTTTATATACAATGCTTGTCCTGATTCTGTATAAGGCAATTCTGTGCTCACTGTAAATGTGCCCAGATTCAATCCTTGAACATAATCAATGATCTCTGTTCTCATTGCTATCTAACTCTCTTCAGATTCACTTGTCCTGGTGATTTCTCTGTGGATTCAATGGTGCTGTCACCATCAAAATCATACCAGTCACCAGCAGTGATCAGTTCCGTTAATAACGAATCTGCCTTACCGGTATAATAACCCATTTTCTGTCTTTCGGAATTGTTTTCATTTCCAAAATCAGCAATCATTGGCAAAACCAATTCACTCAATGCTGTATAAACACACAGATCAGTAAAATCATTCTGTCGGGCCATTATTTTATCTGGATCCACTGCCGGAATATCTGCCACAGTATTATACACTATGGCATTGTTTCTGGCAACGTAATAAGATTTCCACCAAGAGCTAGAGCGTATCTTTGCGAGAATACGCTCTGTGGCTCTGATTAATAGATCTTCAATGAGATCATCTGTGAGTCCTTCATTGGCGTCGAACAATCTTTGATCTCTTGCCACCACGTCGTCGTAGTCAGCAAAACTTATTATCTGATTATTCACCACAATAAAAGCCATCTTGATCTCCTTATGATATCAAATTATAGTATTGAAGAGTCCGCAACGACTTTTACGCCGTATTGTTCTCTTATGATACCTTTTGCATACACAGCAGTGGCAATTATATCATCACCTCTCAACAAACTTTGACGTTGTGTTTCGATTTTGATATCTTGCATCATTGCTAGTCCAATTGCGTCTCTATGGAACACGCCGCAATTGTAATCACCAGTAGTGCCAGTGTTGGCAATGTTAGATGTTTCAAACACAGGGATGCCAGCCAGTTGGCCGATATAACCTTGTCTCATTGCTTCGTTTTGAAGATCACCAGCATTTGGGTTAGCAAATACGTTAGTGATAGCAGATTTCAAGTCATAGGCAACCGCTGGGTGTAATACACACGCGATGTCTGTGCTTGGAACGCCTGCTGATTTTAACTGGGCCACAGCTTCAAAAACCTTTGCCGCAGTCAATGCTGTGCTGTTTGATCCAACAGTGTTGGTAGAGAAAGAACCAAACAATGCAGTTAGATCTAAGTCCATTTTTCTTGCAATCGCTTCACCGAATAATCTGCCGATGTCGCTCACAATGTTGCTGGCAGATGATACTCTTGCTAAATCAGTGATTTGAGTTGCAAGACCTACTTCTGCTACTGTTAGTGTCACACCGTCAGTGGATACATCTGCTGGTGATGCCGCTGTGCCTTCTGTTAGGGCACCCGCTGTTTGTAGAGGGTATATTGGCACAGTGATAGTTTTACCTTGTTGTGCGCCAATTGTGTAGTTCTTAACTAACCCTCTCATAATCGATCTCTCAGATGCTACGAAAAGAGCTTCTGCTACGATTTGAGGTAATAGGTCATTAAGCGTTGTTGTTGTTGATGCCATTTGAATGGTCTCCTTAAAAGGTTAAATTAACTTTTTAAAATATCAACTATTTGATATCTTAAACCAAACCGCTCTGTTTGCGATAACTTGCATACAGCTTACGGTGTTCAGGATTTTTGAAATCCAATTTGGTGATGTCTAACTTTTGAGTGTCAGCTTGAATGTTTGATTTTGAGTTGGTGGTCGATGCACCTGCTTGAACAAAATGAGGATTCTGTTTCAACCAATTGCCCACGAATGTGTCCACATCCACAGGTTTGCCTTGGTCCGAATACTGCACACTGCCTTGTTCATCAAGCACTTCCACTTCACTCTGATCGTTCAATCTCACTCTGCTTGCCAACAGTTGTTTCACTTGTTCTGGATTAACAGAACGGTGTTTGGCTGCGGCATTCAACAAAGGGGTATTTACTTTATACTCCTTTATTTGTGCATCACGCTTTGAAATCTCAGCGTCCTTTTTAGCGGCTAGCTCAGATAATGTTTTTTCAAACTCTCCTCTTTTGATGGCTTGTTCTTGTGCCTTCTTTTCGGCGTCCATCTTCAATTGGCGTAGTTCTTCCACATCACCTAGAGATTCATACGGTTTCAAAAGTTTTCGTGTCAATGAACCTTTGATTGCGGCCATTGCGTCATCGAACTCTTTTTGACTGTATGTTTTTTCCGCTGGTGCCTGATTTTCTGCGGTGTTTGCCACTGTGGCATCAGTTGCCGTGTTGTTTACCAATGTATTGTCTGACATCGTGCATTGCCTCCTTTTAGAGTGTAGTTTATATTGATGGATATCAGTGTGTGATATCGTATGCTTATTTATACAATATCAGGTTTATTGGATTGTTTTTGGGTCCTGATGATTCTTTTGTCAAAACTTTCTTGATGTATGTTTAAACGGTTGAATTTGGCATCCAGTCTTTGTTGTTCTGCCTGTCTGTTGGTGGCACAGGCCACACACACCCATCTACTGCACAACAGTTGCCAATGCAGTGTGTCATTGGGCAAGGAGCATTTAGGGCACACTTTATTTTTG